GTAGGTGGGGACCGAGTTGGTGGCGGAGCCGTAGTTCGCCCCTCCCGCGCCGTCGTCCCACGCGACGATCACCTGGCTGCGCCAGTCCGACGCGTCGACCGAGTCGAGCTCGAGGTCGGCGTGCAGCCCGTTGAGCGCGCCTTCCCGGCCGCCTTCCATCGTGAGAACCGCGGTAGGGGAGGATGTGGTGGGGTAGAGGTCGGCCTGCTGGTTGACGTCGACCGTGCCGGAGGGGTTGACCCGCCATTCGTACGGGCCTGAGGGGTAGAGGGCGCAGATGGCGTCGAGGAACGCCCTGCGGGTGGTGCCGCCTTCGGTCTTGATGGTGCGCAGGGTGGCGAGGGTGTCGACGGTGCCTTTGGTCAGCCCGTTCGCGAAGTTGGTGAAGATCCTCGCGTCCAGTTGGTCTTCGAGGTCCAAATCGGCGGAGGTGCCGTCGACTCCGGCGTAGAGGTTGCCGCCGTCGGTCTCATCCCCCAGCCACCAGTCGAGTGAGGCGCCTTCGAGGTTGAGCCTCCCGTCGGTCTGCGCGAGGTACACCCCGGTGTAGCGCGACTGCGCGAGGAGGTTGGCGTCGGACAGGTCGCCGACGCGGTGCCATTGGGGGGTGATGACGATCGACGCGAACGCATACGTGCGGACGTCGATGGCGTCGAGGACGGATTGGGGGGTGTCGGGTTTCAGCCCGACGGACCATTCGCCGGTCTCCATCACAGCTTCGGAGATGGGCATCAGCGGACGCTGACGTGCTGCCGTTCGTTGACGGCCGAGAAGTACGCCTGAGCGAGCGTCGCCGTCCCCGAGACGGTGTCGGTGTTGACGGGGCTCATGGCGAAGGGGAACGTCGTCGCCCCCGAGGAGAGCACGATCCCGCTGACGCCGGTGGTGTCCTGGGTGATCGTGCGCGGTGAGAGGAGCGTGAACTTGTTCCCGTCACCGTTGGCGGCGTTGGCTTCGATCCCTCCGGTGACGGTCGCGCCGGTCTCGGATTCGGTGCGGAAGATCCCGTACGTCGAGGAGGTGGATGACTGGACGTAGCCCTCGATGAAGTTCGACCCTCTGCGGAGGGTGAGGTCCAGCATCTCGGGTCCGTCGGCCGCACCCAGGCGGACGCTGACCGATTCGGGGCTGTTGCGGAGCACGGTGAGCGAGCCGCCGAACTCAACGGGGCCGGTGACCCCCGAGGACGGGTTGAGCACTCCGACCCGGTTGTTGCCGTACGACGTGAACCAGAGGTTGCCGTCCTTGGCGACGATCCCCTGGGGGTTGTCGATCGACCGATGCCCGAGTCGTAGGTGAACCAGAGGTCGGTGCCATCCGAGCAGATGTAGCGAGGGGCGTTCGGGACGTCGGTCGTGTAGGTGGTGACCGTGCCGGTGGTCGTGATCTTGCCGATGCGGTCGTTGCCTGCGGACGTGAACCACAGCAGCCCGTCGGGGCCGGAGGTGATCCCGATCGGGCCGCTGATGTTGGCGTCGGTGTAGGTGGTGACGGTCCCGGACGTGGTGATCTTGCCGATGCGGTCGTTCGCGGATGAGGCAAACCACAGCAGCCCGTCGGGGCCTTCGCAGATGGACCACGGGCCGTCAATGTTGGCGTCGGTGTAGGTGGTGACGGTCCCGGACGTGGTGATCTTGCCGATGCGGTCGTTCGCGTAACTGGTGAACCACAGCAGCCCGTCGGGGCCTTCGCAGATGGACAGCGGCTCGCTGATGTTCGCGGTCGTGTAGGTGGTGACCGTGCCGGTGGTCGTGATCTTGCCGATGCGGTCGTTGTCCTGCGACGTGAACCACAGCAGCCCGTCGGGGCCGGAGGTGATGCCTTGGGGGGCGTCGATGTTCGTCCCAGCGAACGCCGACAGCACGCCGCCGGGTGTGACCCGCCAGATCCGGTCGTTCAGGGACGACGTGAACCACAGGTTCCCGTCGGGGCCTTCGGCGATGCCGATCGGCCCGATGATCTTCACCGCCCCCGAGTGGGTGTACGTCGCGACGGTGGTCGGAGACCCCGAGTCGGTGACGTTGAAGTCACACCGCTCCCACCGCCCGGCGGTCGGGTCCCACACCTCCGTCGCGAGCAGCGTCGCCCCACCGCTCAGCGAACACGTCACCCGCACCCTGCCGTTGCCCAGGCGGATGAACCCCGGCAGGTTCCTCACCTGCCTCCCCACCACCGGCCACCACGACGAGCCCTCGTCGTAGGACACCTCGATCGTCGTCGCGCCCTCGTAGAACGAGTCCGGCACGATCCCGTACGTCACCGACATCGGGACCGTCGAATCGGCGTACACCCGGACACTCCCGCCCTCCACCGGGACGTTCGCCTCGGCGTCCTGGGCGACGGTGAACCGCGGCGTCTTGAACCCGCCCGGCAGGCCCGTCACCGCGACGAAGTCGTTGGTGTTGGAATGGCTGTTGGAGCGGATCGCGCCGTTGCGGATCACCTCCACCAGCGGCGCGGCGAACCCGTCGACCTTCGTCGCCTCGATCTGCACCCTCGACCCGATCCCACCGGACAGGTAGGTGCCGATCGTGTCGTCCACCGCCACCTGCGTCACCCGGTAGAACCCGTCGATCGTCGGGTCCTCGGTGGAGGTGATGGGGACGATGTCCTCGTCGCGGTTCAGGTCGTAGCCGTTGAACTGGTCCCGCAGCGCGATCGCGTCGGTGATCGTCGCCGCCGGGATGTCGGCTTGCAGGGTGAGCTCGTCGCCGTCCCACGCCGGAGGCTCATGGCCCTCCAACGCGATGGTCGAATCGCCCTCCAGCACGACCGAGACCATCGACGCGATCCGGTCGGTGGACGCGTCCTGGTTGAGGACCTCGATGTAGACGGTGTCGCCCCACAGCGACCCGACGAGCGACGACGTGTACGTCTCGGTCCCCCCGTCGACATCGGTGATGGTGAGGGTGTTCGCGCCGTCCCACTCGATCGAGAACGTCACCTCCGTCCCCGTGGAGATCGTGTAGGTGTCGGTGTCGACCGCGGCGGACAGCGACCCGTTGTACAGGTTGAGGCTCCGGGCCGTCCGCCCGACCACCGCGTGGACCGACCTGATCCCGATGTCGACGATCCCCTCGGCCGTGTCGACCTTCGAGCACACAACCCCGACGAAGCTCCCGTCGGTGGAGCCCGCCGCCCACTCCATCGTCACCGTCGCCTTGCGGAACCCCCGCACGTTGCGGATCGCGTACCCCGCCCCCGTCAGGGCGAGCGTCGCCTTCCCGCTGACGATCTGGAGGTGCCGGGTCGAGTTCTCGACGCTCGAGCCGATCGGGTAGATGCCGGCGGGGATCCAGCCGTTGTCGTCCAACGTCCCGTCGGTGCGTTCGAAGTCGTCGGTGAACACGGTGGGGGAGGGGACCCCGATCCTGCCGAACGTCCAGGTCATCGGGAGACCTCGTAGACGGGGATCGGGCGGGAACGGGTGCGGCGCGAGGTGGACCGCATCCGGGGGGCGGACTCGCGGGTGCGGGGAGCCCGGCTGGCTTCAGGGCCGGGTGGGTTGTAGCTGCCGCCCCCGGCGAGGGACCCGGAGATCTGGTTGATGGCGGCGGCGGCGTCGAGTGCCTCCTGGTGGATGCGGGCGAGCTGCTGGATGGCGGTCTCCGCGCCGTGGAGGGTGACGTTCGTCGCCACCGACCCGGGGACGTTGTTGATCCGGTCGGTCAGCTCCCGGAACGCATCGGCGGACAGCAGCCCGGCCCGCCGCGCCTCCCGCAGCCGGTTGATGGTCGTCGCCTTCACCCGCTGGATCCGGCCCTCGGACGCGCCCTGCTCGACGAGAGTGGAGATGTAGGCGGCGGACTGCTCGACCAGCCCCCGCATCGCCTCACGGTTCGCCCGTGCCGCTTCGGTGTCCCCCCGCCATGCTGAGCCGTTCTCCAACAGCGACTCGTACAGGGACTGGAACGCCTCCTGCACCGAATCCCGCGACGCCTCGATCCCCTGCACCCGCTCGACGTAGTCGTCGATCTCCTGGGTGAGGGCGTTGATCGCGTCGGCGGCTTCCTCAGCGGAGATGGCGTTGTCAGTCGTCGCCCCGGCCGCCCCGGACGCCTCGTCGGCGTAGACCCCCATCTGCCCAGCGGCGTCCTCGTAGCCGTTGGAGAGGTCGGACAGCGCGTCGTTCAGTCGCGCCATGGCGACGCCCTCGGTCCCGATCCCCTCTTGTGTGTCCTCCGTGACGCCGGCCGCCTCGTGGACAAGGGCGATGAACCGTTCCCACTCGTCGCCCCCGTTGGCGAGCGCCGATTCGAGGTCGCCGATCGTCAGACCCGCTTCGGCCATCGCGTCGGTGAGCTCGTCGGCGTTCGACAGGTCCCCGCCGGCGATGAACGACTCGAGCCACTGCCGGCTGTTCTGACCGATGATGTCGTTCTGTTCGGCCATCGCTCGGCTCAGTGCGGCGACATCGGCCTCAGCGATCCCCGACTCATCCCCGAACAGCGTGATCGCTGTTGCGGCCAGCACGCCCGCTGCTGCGATCCCCGTTAGCGCCGGGTGATACATGGCGAACAGCGCAACAGACTGGGCTGCCGACGAGATCGCTGGAGCGAGCCTGAGGAGCTGCCCGGCGAGCATCGACATCCCACCGGCGGCGATGAGGCCCACCGACCCCCATGTGGCGACCTGCCCGAGCACCCCACCGGAGGCGGTGTTGACCCGCTGGAGCACGTCGACGACCCGCTGGGCGCCTCCTGCCAGGGTGACGAACACCGGGATCGCCCCCGCCCCGATGCCTTCGGCGAGGTCCCCGGCGGTGTTCTTGAGGATCTCCATCTGACCGGCGAAGCTGTCGCCTTCCTGTTCGGCGAACCCCCCGGCGTTCTCCCGCAGGGCAGCCATCACCGCCCCGTACCGGTCGGTCGCGAACGCTGCCTCGTCGATGGCGATGCCCTGGCGCTGGAGCGCCCCGATGTTGCCCTGCATCGCCTTGCCGACCGCCTTGGCGGCCTGCTCGAGGTCCATCCCCCAGAACGAGGCGAGATCCTGCACCAGCGGCGTGAGCCCTTGGATCTCGTCCGAGGTCAGCCGGTAGGTGGCGAGGAGCGCCTGCATGCCGATCGTCGCGTCGTCGGCGTAGACGGTGGACTGCTGCAGCGCCTGGGCCTGTTCGATGAGGGCGTCGGTGGACTGGCCGGCGAGGAGCGGGGAGTTGGCGAAGGCGGTGTTCAGCTTGTCGGTGGCGACCCGCTCCTCGTCCGCCGCCTGTGCCGCCTGAGCAAGCCCGTACAGGGCGAGCCCGCCCATCGTCACGAACCCGACCCCGACCCGGGTGAGCGACGCCGACAGTCGCTGCGACGACGTGTCGGCGGCCCGGAGGTTGGTTTCGGCGGCGACCCCGACCCGCTGGAACTCGGACATGGCCTGGGTGCCGTTGGCGGTGATGAGCATCGCCAGGCGTTCGGTCGCCATCAGTCACCACCCGTCCAGGTCAGGTTGAACAGCCGGTACAGCTCCCCCATCCGACAGGCCCGGATGTCGAGCGGCGACCATCCGAACTTCATCGCGAACCAGACCTTGTAGGTGGTCAGGTCGGGGGCTCGGTTTTTCCCGGCGAGTCGACCTCCACGTACGAGAACCGGCCCAGCAGCTCCGAAGCGGAGCCTTGGATCGACTGTCGTGCCCCGGCGTCGGGCAGCCCCATCTCGGAGCGGGCGAGGCCGTAGAGGATCGCCCGGGCCGGGCGGATGTTCGCGGCGACGTTCTGGCCGACGAGCGCGGTGATGAACCCCCACCCCAGCCCCGAGTACCGCTCGGCGTGCTCGGCGGCATCCGCGGGGTAGTCGTCCTCGGTCCAGGTGCGGTCCCCGAAGTCGACGGTCCACCGTCGGGTGTTCTCGTCCATCGCCCGCTGGTTGAGCGCGGCGGACATCTCGAGGAGGTGCCCGTCGTACTTCCCGGTGCCGAGACGCATCGACCATCGTTCGAAGTCGAAGTCGTTGCCGGTCTCCCCGCCGAGGAGCGTTTCGTCCTCGGTGGGCGCGTCGATGCTCATGTCAGGATCCCCTCCTGTCGGTGTCCCGGCGGGGGCAGGACGGGAGGGGATTTCGCCCCGCCCCAGCCCTCCCGCCGGGAGGTCTTCAGAACGATCTGCGGAGAGCGGCCGAAACCTGCCGTCTCAGGATCGGGTCTGCGGCTTTGCGGACCTGCGGCACGGAACGCTCGAAGAAGCGCTTGCCTTTCGTGCCGGGATGGTTGGCCCCCGCCCTCGGGTTGCCGTCGGGGGTGATCGCCTTCGCCCCCCGCCGGGCGCGCCCCGACGCGGTGCGGGTGCGGCCCCGCGGTTCGATCCGGTGGGCGGCGGTCGGGTTGTTGAGCAGGTGGGCGGGGCCGGTGACCCGCAGCAGCGCGGTGGGGCTGTTCCCGCCCTTCAGGTCGTAGCGCACCCCCAGCCGGGCCCCCCGCTTGCCCACCCCGCTCAACGTCCGGGTGCCCATGTTGGCGAGGATGATCCCCTTGCCCGCGAGGGCGGCCTGGCCGACCGCGGTGCGTTCGGCGGCTTTGAGGTGTGTCGCCGTCCGGTTGAGCTTGCCTGCGAGCTGCGACGCCGAGGTGGAGGTCCCCATCAGGGGGTCAGCGACCCCGAGTTGACGATCACCGCGGTGATGGCGTCGCCGTCGGTGCCGTCGCCGAACACGTCGGAGAACTTGAGGTCGTGCTTGGTGATCCCCGGCCCGGCGGTGACGGGGGTGTCTCCGTCGAGGAACGTGTGGATCGTCAACGTCACCGAGTTCGTACCGTCGCTGAACGCGAGGACGATGTCGATGTCGGTGCCGTCCCGGTACAGGTTGTACTGGGTGAGGTCGACGAACTCGACGGTGAGCTTGCCGGATCCGGTGAACCGGTTCTCCCGGAGCTGTTCCCGGGTGATCGAGTCGCCTGCGTACACCCGGTCGGTCTTCAGGTTGTTGTTGCCGGTGAACTCGAAGGACTCGACCCGTGCCGCGGTGCCGTTCACGGTCACCGACCCTTGGGTGAAGATGAACGGGACGGCGGCGTTGTTGGCGTAGCTCGCCGACGCCAGCGCGGTGCCGGTGGTCTCCACCACCCCCCCGGTGAGGTCGAACTTGAACTTGCCGGGCTCGCCGACGGTCCCCGAGAAGGTGAACTGGCTGATCTTGCAGCCCGCGTAGGTGAAGGCGCTCACCCCGCCGCCGTTGGAGGTGTTCGCGACGCCCTTCTGGTAGGTGAACGACGGGAGCACGTCGGCGAGGACCGCAGTGTGGGTGTACGGGGCGGAGCCGGCGTTGGAGGTCGACGACACCGACCCGAGCGCGAACTTCCACAGCAGCGCCGCGTTCTCCCGGTACAGGTCCAGGTCGACGGTGCCCGACACCTGCTGGTGGCCGAGCTTGCGCTGTTCGATGTCGGCGGTGAGCCGTCCGGCGATGATCGCGTTGGACCGGACGGGCATCCGTTCGGTGACGACGCTTTCGCTGTTGAACGGGAAGAAGCGGTCGACGACCACGGCGGTGCCGTGGGTCACCTCCTCCTTGACGCCGATCTGGGCCTCGAGCCCGGTTCCGGTTCCGGCCATCAGCTCTTACTCCTCTTGTCGTTCCCCTCGGACTTCTTGGCTTTGGTCCACTTGTCGGTCTGTTCGCACAGCGACTTCCCGAGCTCGTCGGGGACTTCGACGGCCTCCCCGGCGGTGACGTGCTGGCCGGTGGCGGCGATGCGCTGGTCCGCCCAGCCTTCGGACAGGGTGATCTCCACGGCTCCTCCTAGGTGGGGGCGTCGATGTCGGCTTCGTAGGCGACGGTCAGGTTGAACCGGCAGCCTCGGGCGTTGGCGCGGGGGTCGAGGGTGATCTGCTGCCACTCGACGATCTGGCAGGCCAGCGGGTTGGGGTCTGTGAGGGCGATGGCGGGGGTGCCGGCCATGACGGATTCGACTTCGACCATCAGCGCTCGGGCCTGGTCGTCGGCGGCGGCCTGGTCGCCGCTTCGGGAGATGGCTTGGACGACCATGTCGAAGCGGACGTCCTCGCGGGTGGGTTTGGCTCCGGCGACGAGGTACGGGATCGACTTGGTGGCGGTGGCGGCGAGGCCGGGGACGGTGAGCCAGATGGAGGAGAGCTGCCCGTCGGATGCGGTGAGGTCCGACGCGTACTGGGGTGCCCCGTAGGTGACGGGGACCGATACTTGGGCGTCGATGAGGGTGACGAGCTGTCGTTTGACGGCGATCAGGTAGGTGCCGGTGGCGCTCATCCCCACATGACGCCGACGTGGGCGCTGTTGCGGGTGCCGTTCCAGTCCTGGCCGAGGAGGTCGCGGACCGAGTTGGGGATGGCGTAGGCGGCGGGGAACGTCTGGTAGGGGACGTCGAAGTCCTGCACCTGGCCGACGCCGATCTCGTCGGCGCGCCACAGGTTACGGATGGTGTCGATGGCGGCGAGCTTGAACTTGGAGTGGACGGCGGCGGTGGAGGTGTAGCGGCCTTGGGTGGCGACGACGGTCACGACCCCGGTGAAGGCGAGGCCGTCGGTGCGGGTGAGGGTCCCGTCGTACAGGCCGGTTCCTGCGGTGCGGCGGGCGAGGCTGTAGCCGTTGGTGGACGATTCGACGAGGGTGGTTGTGGTGGTGCCGTCGAACACGCCGACGGACAGGACGGAGTCGACGGGCCCGCCGATGTCGTAGGTGCCGGCGTTGAGGGTGGCGACGGAGGTGACGGAGCGCTTGACGATCGGCCCGCAGTTCTCGTCGAGGAGCTGGGAGACGGCGGTGATCGTCCAGCCGAGCTGGGTGTCGGAGTTGGTGTCGGTGATGTTGAGGGCCAGCTTCGCCTCGGTGAGGGAGACCAAGTCGTTGGTGTCAGCCATCTCAGCTCCTCGCTGCCGCGATGCCGGCGGGGTCGATGACGTCGTCCCACTTGGCGACGGCGTGGTGGGCGGTCACGAAACCCCCAGCGCCGCGGGAAGGTCGACGGTGATCTCGGTGTCGGTGAGGACCCGGTCCCAGCGCAGGACCTTGAAGAACGGACCGACGAAGGCCATCGCGTCCGACGGGTTGACCGCCCCGACCCCCGAGATGTCGGCGGGGCCACCATCGGCACCGTTGAGCCAGCCGATCATCTCGTCGGAGTCACGGTCGATCGTGACGACGACCAGGATCTCGTCGCCGGCAGCCGGGGTGCCGATGGTCGCCACCGTCGGAGCGCCCCCGGCCGACAACGCAGCAACGAGGTCCGAGCCCGAGCCTCCCACGAAGTTCCCGGGCACGATCGCCACACCGGGGACCGAGCCGCCGGTGAAGTGGGTCCAGGCGTGCAGGCCGACGGGGCACGGCCCGTAGAACGCCATGGTGGCCGAGGTGCCCGCCGGCAGCGTCAACGCCGCCGAGTCGGCGATGGTGAAGGCGTTGCTGCCGCCGCAGAGGAAAAACGGATGGGTGGGGGCCGACCCGACATTCCCCCTGGCCGTCGTCCATCCGGTCGTGTCCGAAGCGTCCCACCCGATGATCTCGGCACCGCCGATCCCGTCCTTGAGCGACACCGACTCGACGACGACCGGGTATTGGAACGGGCCGACCTGCACCGTCTCACCGGACGTCGGTTCGGGGAGCGCCACCGCGCCACCGAACGTGTCGGTCGTCTCCTCGACCCCGTCCCGGTAGAGGGTGATCGCCCCCGTCGCCGCGACGACGGTGAGCCGCCAGGTGGTCATCGGGATGCCGTCGCCGTCGTCCCACCGGCCGATCTCGTCGCTGAGCCACGTCGGCCCGCCCGTCTCCGACCCGGACTCGAAGTCCAGCCCGAAGGCGATCGCCCCGTCGTCGGTGAACACCGGGCCGACCTCGATCCACTCGGTCGCCCCACCGCCGCCGGTGACGGGGATGTGGAACACCTCGGCCCAGTTCCTCGCCGGGTTGTTGTCGTTCAACGGCGGGCAGGCGAACCGCAGCGTGATGTCGAGGTCGGTGAACCACGACCCGGCGTCGTCGTAGCCGCCGTCGAGGGTCATGTAGCCCGACAGGGCGTCCCCCGCCCACGGCTCCACCACCCCGAACACCCCCGCCAGGTCCAGCGCGGACCCTCCGGTTCCCTCGTTGACTCCTGACCCTCCGTTGCGGGCGGCGTCGATGTAGACCTGCGCCGAGCGGAGCAGGGCGGGTAGCGGGTCGGAGGGGACGACCAGCCCTCCGGGCCCCACTCGGTCCGAGGTGAGGAAGTGCAGCGCCCCCGGAGGGGCGGTTGTCACCATGTGGTGACGAGGACGTGGTTGGTCGCGGACACGGCGAGGGTGACGAAGCAGTTGGTGTGCGCGGCGTCGGTGAAGGTGAACGAACGCGCCGCGCCGATCGCCGCGGGAAGCAGCCACGTGTCGTTGCCGTTCGAGTTGCACGTCGGCGCGGCCGACGTTGAGACCTTGAACGCGACGGTCCCCGCGCCGTCGACGCTGGCGACCTCGAGGTTCTGGAACCCGCCCGACATCGTCACCTGCCGGTTCGTGTCCGGCGACAGCGTGAAGTTCGTCGAGTCGATCGACGTGATGCTCATCAGACCTCCAGGTCTCCCCACCGCTCTTGCAGCAGGGCAACGTTTGACTCCACCGACCCGAACCGCTCGGTGTGATCCGACTGCGACTCCAGATGCACCACCTGGCAGTCCGCGGCGAGGAACACCCGCCCCCCCGCCTCCCTGGCCCGCAGGCACAGGTCGACGTCCTCGTACCCGTTGCGGAACCCCTCGTCGAACCCGCCCAAGCTGTCCCACAGGTCCCGACCGATGGCGAGGCACGCGCCTGTCACCGCCGGCACTTCACCGGACTCGGCGACCGACTGGCGGTTGAACGCCTCCACCCGCCCCTGACCGTCCCGGCGGAGGAACACCCCCGAATGCTGCGGACGGCCGTCCGGGTAGACCAGCAGCCCCCCCACCACCCCCCACGCGGACCGGCGGGTGAGAGCATCCACCCACCCCGACTGGGGGATCGTGTCGTCGTTGAGGAACACCAGCACGTCACCCGAAGCCGACTTGGCGGCCCGGTTGCACACCGCAGCGAACCCGTCGCGGTGCTCGTCGCGTTCGATCACCAGCTCGGCGTCGGTGGTCTCCGCGACGGCGGCGACGCACCTCGCGAGCAGGTCGGCACGGTCCAGGGTGGGGACGACGACGCTCACGCTCACGTCACGGCGGATCGGCGGCGGGTCGTACACGAAGTCCTGTGAGCAGGTGACAGCCCACCGCAGCCGCAGCTCGTCGTCGGACATCGCTGCGAGTTCACGCCAGTGGAAGTCGGTGTCGGTGTCGTGGCCGGCGGCGTCGGTCGCCTTGGTCCCCTCTCGCACCTTGCGGACGAGCTGTTCGAAGTCGCGGTACTGGAAGTGCCGGTAGTTGATCGGCCCTTCTCCTGAGGGCAGAGGGTGGGCGACGGAGTGGTTGCCCATCGCCACCTGCACCTGAGGGTGCGCCCGGAACACGACTTTGGGGAGCGGCTGCTGGGTGGGCTGCCGCCACGGCGAGAACGGGCCTTCGTCGTCGCGGACCATGTGGTCCCAGCCTCGGCAGGCGAGCACCCCGATCTGTTCGGGGCACGCCGCCAACGCTTCGCGCAGCGTCCCGCCGTCGGAGTACCAGATCTCGTCGGCGTCGAAGGGGACCACCCACTCCGCGCCCTGTTCGTGGGCCATCGCTGCGTAGCGGGTCATCCGCTCGTCCTGGTGGTGGCCGGGGTGGGTCTCGGTGACGACCGTCAGCGGGAGTTCGTCGGCGAGCGCGGCGAGGATGTCGGTGGTGCCGTCGGTGGAGCGGTGGTCGCCGACGATGAGGTGGTCGACCTCGCGGGCCATGTGGCGCAGCGACGTCTCGACGATGTCGGCTTCGTCGCGGACGACGGTGATGCCGTAGACGCTCATCAGGAATCCCCTCCTGCGATTGGTCTGGCTGGAACCCCGGCGACGGTCGTGCCGTCGGGGACGTCTCGGATCACCACCGCACCCGCGCCGACGGTGCAGCGGTCGCCGATCGTGACGAGGTTCGACACGGTCGCCCCGACGCCTAGAAGGCACTCCTCGCCGATGCTCACGTCCCCGGCGATGTCCACCCCGGGGGCGATGGTCGTGTAGTCGCCTACGGAGGTACGAGTGATGGTGCATCCCGGCCCGATGTGGACGTGGACGCCGAAGTCGCATCCGGGACCGATGTACGTCCCGGCTCCTACGACAAGGCCGTACCAGCTCCAAGGCTTCGGAGGTTGAGGAAGGTACGAACCGGGATGCACCAACGGTCGAGCCGGGTTCGGCCACCACAGGTACGGCTCGAGCATGTCCGAAAGCCGTCGGTACATCTGGTGGCGAGCGACCGGGTCGTTGACGCCAAGCACGTAGGTCTCGTCCGGGACCCTCACCGCGTCATCGAACGGCTTACCGAGAGACGGGTCGTCGTCGTAGAACGCAACCTCATGGCCCAGCCGCTCTGCGATCGCGGCGATGTCGCGTCCGTGGCCGCCCGCTCCGAGTACACAGATCACGGAAGCCAGCCCGGCGAGTTCATCCCCCCGTGCTCACCGATGTGCAGCACCCGGGGCGGGTCGGTCATCGAACCCCAGTAGCCGAAGCTCAGGCCCCGCTCGAGGCACTGCGAGGTGAGCGACGTCTCGACCCCGGGGTGGAGGGAGCGCAGCGTCGACGCGTGGGCGACGTACGGGTTGAGGGTGAAGATCCGCTTCTGGTGCAGCCACCCGCCCCGGTCGGCGAGGTCGCCTTGGAGGTGCGGGCCGTGCAGCAGCCCGCCCGCTTCGTGTTCCTCGGGGGACCACGGCTGACGGACGAGGGCCATCTGTGCGACGTCCCGGTGGGCGTCGAGGGTGTCGGCCATCTCCTGTAGGGGGAGGTCGAGGGCGACGAAGTCCTCCTCCCAGTCCAGCACCCACTCGTCTTCAGTGGTGAGCGCCCCCCACGCCTGAGCGAGGTTGGCGGTCAGTCCTTGGCGCTCGTCCCCGGTGATGAGGAACTCGTTTCGTTCGTCCCGAGGGATCAGCTTCGTGCCGGCGATGCAGCCGTCGAAGGCGAAGATGCGGCGGTCGAAGAAGTCGAGGTCGAGCGAGTCCAGTGCCCGCTCCAGGTACGGCCAGCGGCCGTGGGATCGGACGATGAGCGTCCACATCTCAGGCGGCCTCCGGCCACAGCCGTGCGAACGCCTCGGCGTCCCGCTCGTAGCTCGGCCCGATCAGCGTCCCCGCCGTCTGCCCGCCGCCGCCGATGTGGGTGACCCGGGCATCCCCCACCACCCCGTACCAGCCGCCCGCCTTCTCGATCGACAGGCACAGGTCGTTGTCGGAGAAGTAGTGCAGCTCCGGCGGGAACCGGTAGCCGCCCGCGATCCACTCGGCGCGGAGAGCGAACGCGAACCCTGCCAGCCCTCCGGTGCCGTCCTCACGCCCCGCGGAGATCCCATGTACCCGCTGCACCCCCGACACGGGGCGGCCGTCGTAGTTCCCGCTCACCGCCATCGCGTCGCAGTCCCGCAGGCCGCCGACGAGGCGCTGGCAGAACCGTGTCCCCAGGTCGAGGTCGTTGTTCAACACCACGACATCGGCGAGGCCGTGGTGGCGGCGGACCGCCTCGTCGATGCCGGCGTTCCACATCTGGCTGATCGTCGTCGCCTCCGACGCGTCGAACACGTCGACCACGTCCTGTGAGCGCAGCCACTCGACCATCTCCGGGTCGGTGGACCCGTTGTCGTAGACGAGCACGTCGGTCCACCCGCCCTGGGTGACCAACTGGCCGATCAGCGACCGGGTCAGGTCGAACCGGTCCTTCACGGGGATCACCACGCTCACCGCCGATGCCGCCGGTCGCCGCAGCTCCCGGTAGAGGGATTCGGTGACCCACAGGTCTTTGTGGTGCGACGTCTTCACCCCGGTGTGGACATGCACCTTGAGCCCGTGGTCCCGGGCCCGGATGCAAAAGGACATGTCCTCGCCGTAGGTGGTGCCGTCCAAGGTGACCGGGTCGAACCAGTGGTCACCCTCAGAGGCGCGGATCGTTTCGAGGGCGGTGCGGTGGATCATCAGGAACGCCGCGCCGGTCGCGGCGATCTCCACGATCTGGCCGGCCGGGTACTCGAACGCGGTGTCGAAGCCGCCTTCGGCCCACCGGTACAGGGTCGGGAACCACTCGATCTCCATCGCCTGCTGAGGCGCCATCCCCACCGGCTTCGCCCCGAAGCACAGCCCACCCATGATCGGATGCCCGGTGTCGTCCATCGCCTGCGCCAACGCTTCGATCGCGTCGGGATCCCAGCCCATGTCCGAATCGGCGAACAGCAGCAGGTCGGCGTCGGTGTGGGACTCCAAGAAGCGCTTGACCGCGTCGTTGCGTCCCCGCTCGAGCCGTCCCGCGCCCTGCTGGGTGGCGATCTGGCCCAACAGCCCGTCACCGCCGAACAGCCGGCCGTGGCCGGACAGGTCGCGGATCAGGCTGTTGGTGAGCGACTGGGAGAAGCTGGTCGACACCTCGCCGGGGTGGAGGTGGGCGACGACGACCTTGGACGGTCCCCGCCCGGCCCGGTTGACCTCGACGAGCGTCGTGCGCCAGTCGGTCACTTCTTGACGTTGGGGGCGATGAGGACGCCACGCCCGACGAAGTAGTCGAGGTGGGCCTTGTCCATCAGGTCGCCGTCGACCAGCTCGTCCTTGACGAAGGTGGTCTCCGGGACGACGACGGTGTCGCCCTTGGTGACCTCGCCCCACGTCCCGGACTTCGTTGCTCGGTACTGCATGTCCCCTCCTAGGGATCGAGCCCCCGGGGTTTCCCCCGGGGGCTTCGGTTCACTTCTTGCGGGCCTTGGCGGTCGCCTTGTTGAGGTCGTCGTCGTCGACCCCGGTCGTGGCGAGCGGGTTGGGCCGCTCCTCGGGCTTGGTCGCCAGCGGGTCCGGCTCGCGCTCGGGGCCGCGGGCGGCGAGGAGGAAGCAGTCGGGCGCCTGGCGGACCACCTGGCGGTCGATGCGGTCCTGGTCGTCGTAGAGGCGACCGGGGTCGATCTTGTGGTCCTTTTCGGCGTCGCCGTCGCGGACCGGCACCGAACGGCCCTTGACGTCGTCGTCTTCCTTCACTGCGTAGAAAGCCATGACAGCTTCCTTTCTTGGGTAGATGGGTTGGTGCAGGCGAAGTGGCCGGTGCGGGGGACGCCCGCACCGGCCCTTCTGATCAGCCCGTCGCCCCCGGGTTCACCGAGAGCACGAAGCCGGAGTCGTTGATCGAGTCGGCCCCGACCCGACCGTGCGCGTACCAGCCGCGCCGGCCGTTGGGCAGCCCGTTCCCGGCGGAGAACAGGTGGGGGATGAACTCGACCTCCATGCCGACCCGCTCGGCGATGAGGTAGTTGGAGAAGTCGCCGTACACGGCGGCGTGGTTCGTGGCCGTCGACAGGGTCGCGGTCATGTCCGACGCCTCCACGGCGGGCTTGCCCAGCAGCACCTCGGAGTAGGAGTCGCCGAGGGTGACGGTGCGGTTGAAGTACTTGTCGTCACCGAAGGCCCGCACCCGGTTGAGGTACGCGAGCGACATCGCCCACTTGGCGTTCGGCTGGTAGCGCGAGCCGAGCGCGTTCTGGGTGCCGATCACGTCCGCGGAGGTGAAGGCGTTGTTGGTGGCGTGGACGTACGCCCGGCCCGCGCCCGCCGCGTTGATGGCGGTGACGATGCCGGTCGGCTGGCCGGAGCCGGAGCCGGTGGCGAACGCTGCGCCCAGCAGGCGCTCCCGTCCGTCGGCCAGCTCGCGGGCCACCTCGTCGCCGAGGCCGGAGATGTCCTCGAACGCCTCGATGGTCACCGGGACGGTGCCGTGGTACTTGTACGCCGTCACCGACGGCTGGAGGTAGGTGGCGGCGATGTCGCTGGAGTCCCCGCCCTCCGTCGACCACGCGAACGTCACGCCCGCCGACGACACGCCGTTCCAGACGTTGGACATGATCGGCACGACCCGGCTGATCGCCCGGAACGGGCTGACGGTGCCGGCGTTGGTGAGCACCACGGAGGGGTCCAGGTGGGTGGGGATCATCGCCCCGCCGTTGGCGGCGGTGAGGGTCAGGCCCCGCTCCTGGTCCCAGGAGCGTGCGGCGCGCAGCGCCTCGGCCTCCTGGGGGGTGATGTCCCACTGCGCGCCGGTCATCAGCTTGAAGAAGCCTCGGCAGTAGTCGTCGGAGCTGTGGCGCAGGTAGTACTCGGCGAAGCCGCGCATGTTCTCCGGCTCGGAGCGCTCGAGGTGGACCTTGGAGGTCACCACGCCCTTGGCGTCGTCGGAGATGTGGGGGGTCTCGCCGATGGCCCGGGTGACCGCCTCGCCGATGCCGGCGGTGCGGATGTACTCGGGGTCGAACGGGTCGACGTCGCGGTGGAAGGCGGGCGCGCCGGTCGCGCCGTCGCCGCTGAGGGGCGGGGCGGTGCGGATGGCGTCGTCGATGACGGCGACGGCCCGCTGGCGCTCCTCGATGGCGATGCCTTCGGCGATGAGCGCGTCGCGGAGCCACTGGCCCTCGGTGAACGCCCGCTGGGTGTCGGCGTCGGTGAAGTCGACCTCGGGGTCGTTCACCATGTCGGCCATCACGTCGTTGAGGTAGATGGCCTCGGACCGGATCCGGTCCAGGTCGTTGATGTTCATGTCAGTTCCTTCAGGTCGAAGGCGCGCACGGCCCGGAGGGCTTCGGCGCGCAGGTCGGTGGGTGCGACGTGGCCGGGGTCGGCCGGGTCGTCGGGACCGTGCGACGAGCCTGACGGCGTGTCTGCGAGGACCCTGCGGAGTTCGTCCCGCTCCGCTTCGGTGAGATGGTTGACCATGTGCTGGGTTCGGACGGAGAGGATCTCCGCGCCCTCGTAGGCGACGAAGACTCCCGGCCCGTACTCGCGCAAGGCGAACTCGGTGCGCTCCAAGGTCGGGATGCGGTCGAGCCCCGGCGGATGGCGCTTGGTGTTCACCGCTGCCGCCCGGAAGGAGAAGCCGGTGATGACGCCGTCGCGCGCCAGCTCCAGCACCTCGTCACCGAGTTCGGTCTTGGCGATCTTGGTGCGGGTGAGCAGGCCCCGGGCGTCGGGGCGAAGCTCCAGTGGCTTGCCGATCGGCAGGGCGAAGCGATCCGAGGGCATCCCCCACACATCGCGACCGTGGTTGAACAGCACCCGGACCTTGTCGCCTCGCTGGGCGATGGTGCGATCGAAGGCCGACCGGGAGATCGTCTCCCAGTAGTGGCCGTCGTGGTCCTGGATCTCTGCCGGGCTGTCGAACACCGCCGCGTAGGCCGTGATCTCCCGAGCGTCGGAGTCGGCACGGCTCACGTCGAGATCGGCGATCTCCACCGTCCGGGTCAGGTCGATGTGGTCCATTGGTCCCTCAGTTCGCCGCCGGTAGGGCGGGCCGGTTGTCCCCTCCGGCGGTCCCGTTCGCTGCGGGCATTTCTGGCTTCTGCTGTCTGCCGGGCGGCTGGAGCTGAACCGAGAACAGCCCGGAGTGCTCGAGGAGCGACAGGTCCCCGGAGTTGACGGCGAGCACCACCGATGCGGCGGTGTAGCCGGCGTCGGTGAGCTGGCGCATCGCTATCGCCTTCTTCTCGGTGACCTCGGCCTGGTCCTTCTGGTCCTCCCGCAGGAACCCGATGTCTCGCTCGTCCCACCACAGGACGTTCGGGCCGTCGGGGACCCGGAGCAGCGACTGGAACGCCCCGCACACGCTCCGCCACGACGGGCGGGCGAACAGGTCGCCGAACTGGCGGCGGGCCATCGCGTAGTTCCCGGCGTTCAGGCTGGAGCCCTGGAGCCCTTCGGAGATGATCGCGATCACCGCCGGGACGTCCGCGGCGGAGGCGATGCGGGTCTCCCCGCCGCCCTGCACCGATTTGAAGTCGAGAGCCCTCAGGTCCATCGACAGGGGGGTGATGTCCGCGCCGCCGGACACGTGGATCGACTTGCCCGAGTTGCGCGACCCTTCGTACATCGACCGGAACGCCGAGACCGCTTCTGCGAACTGCGGTTCGCTCAGCGGCGGGTACTTGACGGCGAACGTGTGGACCGCGCCTTCCTTGGCGACGGACAGGCGGTGGTCGGTGAACCGGGAGTCGGCCTGGATGTCACGCAGGACGGGGGTGAGCCACGACATCCCCCGGTGCTGGGCAGCCGGGTCGGGCTTCGGGGAGTAGTGGGCGACCTCGGAGGGCACGAAGACCTCCGGGCGGTTCCCCGACGCGCTCCCCCCGTCGACGTAGGTGTACCCGAGCAGGTCGGTGGCCCGCTGCCCGGACTTGCGGGGGTCCCCGGTGACGATCCCCACCCAGTCGGGGCGGAGCCGGCGCATCCCGTCGCCGTCGCGGACCCAGTACGAGTTGCCGGCGAAGCTGGCGTCGAGCTCGCACAGTGCCAACATCTCCTGCGTGGTCCGCGACGGCGACGGCGTCTCGAGCGGGGCGAGGTCGGTGTTGCCGAACACCTTCCCGGTCTCGAGGTTGCGCCACGCGAACCGCGCTTCGGAGAACAGCGACATCCGCTTCGACACGCACGAGAAGACGATCGGGTTCGCCTTCAGCGCGAACGCCACATACGAGTCGAAGTTGTGCTCCAGCTCCTCGGATCCGTACCCCTGCCGACCGACCAGCGGGTAGGTGGCGCCCTGGAACTTGAAGTAGTCGGCGAGGCCGTCGAGGGTGAGGGCCCGTTCGGACTCCCGACGGAAGCGGTCAAGTCCTCTCATCGCCGCTCCCGTCGTTGATCAGCAGCCCCGCAGCGAGCAGCAGCGCCCCGCCGACCGCGAACCCGACCCAGGGGGCGAGGAGCGCCCCGGCGGTCGTGAGCGACACCGCGCCGGCCAGTTGGCAGGCGTCGAGCAGGAGACGCTTCACACGACCGCGAAGAACACGCCCGGGTTGCCCGCCTGGGTGGCGTGCCACATCGCCCGGTCGTGAGCGATGACCGCGGCGACGGCGGCGTCGATCTTGCGGGGGGATGACTTGGAGTCCTTCACGATCACCGTCCCCTGGGGGGTCTGCTTGGTGACGGCGTTGCCGAGGTGCCGGCCCAGCACCTCAGAGCCGTCGTGGGTCAGGGCCTTCTCGGTGACCGCCGCGTACAGGCGATTGCAGGCGGGGGCCATGCGGGACCGCGAGAACGTGTCGAACCGGACTACGACGTCGCCGTACCGCTCCTCCCACCGCTCCATCTCCGACTCCCACTTGGGCGGGTCGGCGGCAAACTCGACGACGTCCCAGGCCCTCATCGCCTCATCGACCTTGGCGTCCACCGTCTCCCGGGGGACGGTCCAGCCGGCGGGCTTGTCCGCCCGCTCCCAGACCTCCACCACGAACAGATGAGGGCGTTCCCCCTCATCGGGGACGGTGCAGCCGATCAGCGCCGTGGAGTCGTCGGTGTACGCCCCGTCGAAGCCGAGCACGACCCGCGCCTCCGGTGGGGGGGCGTCGATGACATCGAGCGCGTCCCAAGCGCCGGTCGGCAGCCACGCCTGCGCCGAGGTCACCCACTGGTTGAGTCGCTTCGTCCGGTACTCGTTCTCGGGGGTGGACACGACGGCAGCGGCGAAGTCTTCGGCGGCGACGATGTCGTCGAACCCCGGGTTGGCGTCGCGCCACACCTGAGGGTCGCGGTGGTCCGCTCCGTCGGGCGCGCCCCACCAGGCGAAGAAGAACGACGGGTCCTCCACCTCGCCGGCCACGACACGCTTGCCGTGTTCGAACAGCCGGTGGCACAGACTGGGGTTCCCCAACCGGTCGGTCATCACGCCCGCGGTGGTGATGCCCAGCAGCAGGGGTTCGCGGCGTGCCCCCGCTGCCAGCGACATCACGTTCCACAGCTCGTCGTTGGGCTGGGCGTGGACCTCGTCGAAGATCGTCAACGACGGGGACAGACCTTCCTTCGTGAACGCCTCGGCGGAGAGCACCCGGTACACCGACCCGTTGTCGGGCCGTTCGATGGCGTCCCGGTAGACCTTGCACAAGCCCTTCAGCTCGGGCTCGAGCTCGATCATCTGCTTCGCCATCCCGAACACGATCCGGGCCTGGTCCCGATCGGCGGCGCACGAGAAGATCTCCCCGCCGTCCGGTCCGGTCAGGAACAGCTCGGCCAGGGCGATTCCCGAACTGAGCGCGGACTTGCCGTTCTTTCGAGGCAGCCCGATCAACGCCCGACGGAACCGTCGTCTGCCGTCGGGCTTGCGGGCGAACAGGCTGTCCAGCAGCTCCGCCTGCCAGGGCCGGATCACCAAATCCTCTCCGACCGAACCGGCGATCGTGTCCTTCGTCTGCCGGCACATCCCCGAGATGAACGCGGCGATGTCGGGCCCGTCCGACTCGGACTCAGGAACCGGTGTCAGCCACCTTGGCGCTGCTAGCTCGGCGATCACGCAGCTCCTCCATCTTGGAGCGGGCCTTCACCTCAGCCAGACCCATCGCTGTCCGCTCAGCCGGGTTGAACCCCAGCCGCCCGAACTCCGCCGACATCACCTTCAGCGCCGTCAGCACATCCGAGGGCTTCGACTTCGGGTCGGCCTTCAGTTCGGCGTAGAACTCGACCGCCTCACGCGCCACCGCCACCTGAGCCAGGTCCGACTCGGTGATCCACGCCGCCCCCGCGACCAGCGACCGCTCCAACGCCTGCTCGACCGTCAACTCCAGAACATCGAGGGTGTCCAGCGGGGCCACCGCCCGGATCTGAGACCGCTCAGGCAGCGCCCGCTTGCCCGGGTTGCCCGTCGCCCGCTTGCGTTCCGCCGGCTTCGGGGCCGGTCCACGCTTGCCCACGTTTCATCACCTCGGATCGAAACTCGCGGCGGTGCGCGACCGGATGGCGAGGGGTGCTGGTTTGCGGGCTGTTTCCCGTCGCGGCACCGCCCCCCCCGGGGTAGTGGGGGGTGTTAGTGGTGCTGGGCGGGGCCGGCGGCCACGTTGCATGGGCCGCAGAGGACGTGGCCTGTGGTGTGGTCGAGCTGGAGTTGGCCGGGGGTGACGGGGTGGGGTGGGCGCTGGTACCCGGGGCAGAGCCAGCCGTGTTGGTACCCGGGGCAGAGCCAGCCGTGTTCGGCTACCCATGCGTCTCGGGTCTGCTTGCTGCGCCTGGTCCAGTCGCCGTGGTAGTGGATCCTTGCTGCGTTCCTGCCCCTGTCTTTGGCTTGCTGGCAGGTGGGGCAGCGGGTGGCGTTGGTCACCGCACCGCAGGTGAGACACGGTCGTTGACCCACGTGTCCACCTCTATCCCAAGTGTGAACGAGAAGGATACGGGGTCATTCAGGATGGGGGGTGGATGGTCGGAGGTCGGCGACGGAACAGCCGAGCGCTTTCGCGATGCGGGACGCCACGGGCGGTGACGCCTGGCGGTGGCCACGTTCGATGAGGCGTCAAGCTGCTTTCCCTTCGTGTCTCTTGGGCCAGTGGCCGCGGGGGTCCGAGTGACGGTGCTTGAGCTCGGCGACCGAGGGGAGGCGGGTCGGTTCCTGGTTGATGGCGAACCGGTAGCAGGGCACGCACAGCCTGACCTTGGTCTTGAGCTGGCCTCCGAGGTCGGTGGGGTTGCCCTTCGAGTAGGAGGGGACGTTCCACCACGGGACACCGTCGACCTTGAGGCGGGCGCACGACTCACAGCCCGGGTCGCCGTCGGCTGACTTGCCGGCGACGTCCTTGGTCGACTGGTCGATCGTGTGAGCCAGCGCGGCTTGCAGGGGTTTGGAGGCGGCGCGGACGTGGGAGACGGTGACCTTGTCGCACGGGCGGTAGCGGGCCAGGACTTCGCCTGCCTTGATCGGATCGTGGAGCATGGCGTGGCCGATGATGCGGTTCGCCGCGAGCAGGAGTTTCGCTTCGGCCTGGTCGACGTCGTCGAGGAGGGAGCGGAAGCCGTCTCGTCGCCATGCCTGCTCACCGGTCGGGTCGCTGACGGTGGGGCGTGCTCCGTCAGGGTCCTGGGTGATGGCGTGGCCGGTGGACCTCGAGCCTTCGGTGTTCTGAGCCCGCACCCCGTCGTTGACGTACGTCAGTAGGCGTGAGCGGACCTCGGCGCGGTGGCTGAGGTAGGCGAGGCAGACGGCGAGGGCGCGGTCGAAGTCGGACAACCTCAGCTCCTAGGGGTGGGGTTCACGGGGTCTCCGTAGGGTTGAGGGGGGAAGGGGCGAACAGGTCGGGGTAGCGGCTTCCGGGCTGGCCCGGTTCGTTGCTCCCGGTGCAGGGATGCTCGTGGTGGGTGGCGTGCGGGCAGCGCTTGTTGCCGCAGTGCTCGCACACGATCATCGGCAGGAACATCGCCCCCTCGCCCGCCGCTTCTGCGAGGCAGGTCCAGCACGGGCAGCCGTCCCCGTTGAAGGCGTCCCACGCCGCTTGCATCGCTTCGCCTGCGCTCACTTACTCGCCCTCCGGGTTGCTGATGGCGGAGAGGTGGGGATGGCGGAGAGGTGGGCCAAGCCTTCGCGGCAGTGGTTGCGGGCCTCACCGCGGGTCGTCGCCTGCTCGGCGCGGCGTAGTGCTTCGGTCGCCACCTCCAGGGCCGAAAGCAGAGGGTCGAGGTTGTTGACCGCGGCGACGATGAGGGCGGCGTCGGCGGTGGCGACAGAGGCAACGAGGGTCTCGCCGTCGCCGGTCCAGATCCCGCCGTGGGCGTCGTACCACGGCCGTTCCGTCGCCGCGTCCAGCTTCTCCCGTAGGGCTACGGTGAGGTCAGTCATCAGTCCCACCGGCCTTTCCGCATGGCTTCAGCTCGCCGAGCCTGACGCAGCAGCGATTCCCGGTCACCGAGGTCTGCGGCTTCGGGTCGTGGAGCCGCCGGAGGTAGGCCGCATTCCGGGCAGTCCTTCCC